CAGCTCGCGCACAACCGACGGTTTTCCAGCATCGTTCACTCGAATACCTGCCGGCAGTGTTACAACACCTGACCAAAACGACGGCCCAGTATTCTTTGGCATCAGCAAAGAGGTCTACTTTGCTGGCCAGCAAATACCCTCAGAAGACCTTGTGCAATTCTTGTCGCCGATTCAAGGCATTGTGTACAGCAGCACAGAAACCATTGCGACCGCGTTAAAAATTCAAGAAAGCCGCTACACAATGGCCCGCTCGTCTTTACCGTCTGGCGTTTTGCGGCAGGTCGGGGGCGAGCCTCTAAGCGCTACAGAATTGGCCGATATCGGGGCTGCATTTAACCAGGCGCGCATGACCTCCCAGACGGCTGTCTTAAACGAGTTTTTGACGTATGAGCCGAGCAATGCGACACCTGACAAGATGCTGATGATAGAAAGCGCACAATACAGCGCGCTTGACTTGTCGCGCCTTTGCGGAATCCCGCCCTACCTTGTTGGCGTCGCTACTGGTTCTTACGCTTACACCAGCTCAGAGCAGTCACGCGCTGACCTGTACATTTTTGGCGTGAAACCATACGCTGAGTGCATCGCCAGCACCCTTAGCCAAAACAACGTTTTGCCCCGCGGGACATACGTTAAATTTAACGCAAAAAATTACTTAGAAGAAAACTACGTCGCTGACGCTTTGACGCCAGACGATGAAAATACCCAGGAGGATTTAGCATGATTAGAGTAACCGCAAGCACTTTTACCGTTGACGCAGCCGCAGCTGACGGCACCAAAGCGCGCACCATTACCGGCATTGCCGTGCCATATAACGTCACCGCAAATGCCAGTGGTACGGAAGTAATGTTCCTGCGCGGCAGCCTCCCAGTCGAGGGCAAAGCCCCAAAGCTCTACATGCAACACGACGCCAGCCAAGCAATCGGTCTTGTCACCGAGCGCGACGATGACGAAGAAAACATGTATTTTTCAGCCAAGGTCAGTGCAACTGCGCTAGGGGATGAGGCCCTGATCTTGGCTGGAGATGGCGTACTAGACAGCGTGTCTGTAGGCGTAAACCCGACACGGTTTAGCTACAACGAGGCAGGCGTCATGGTCGTCGAGGCTGCTGAGTGGTTAGAGCTGTCGCTAGTGCCCCAGCCGGCATTTGCGGGGGCGACCATCAGCGAAGTTAATGCAAGTATTGACACAAACTCAGAAAATTTGTGCAATACTAAAGCAGGCGAAGAAAACACAGAACCACAGCCACCGGAGGAAGTCGAAATGTCAGAACAAACCGCACCTGAAGTCATTGAGGCATCAGCACCAATTTTTGCAACAGCAAAACGTCAATTTGACTTGCCTACACCTGGCGAATATCTCGCAGCTATGCACATTGGCGGCACTACTTTTGAAAACGTCTCTGCTGCAGCTCGTAACTACATGTTGAGCAAGCAGTCAGCATTCCAGTTTGCTGCTGGCGATGTTTTGACCACGGACACCCCAGGCCTCCTGCCTGTGCCAGTGCTCGGCCCTGTGTTCGCGAATCTTAACCAGGCCATTAGGCCTGTGGTCGCAGCTGTGGGCGCTCGCGCTTATCCTGACGGCGGCCAGTCAAAAACTTTTATCCGCCCAACTTGGACGACCCACACTAGCGTTGCTACACAGTCAACTGAACTTAGCGGCGTGTCTGCTACTACCCCAGTTATTGCCTCCAACGTAATCAGCAAAACAACTTTGGCTGGGCAAGTTACCTTGTCCGTTCAGGATGTTGACTTTACGTCGCCTGGCTCGATGGACATCATCATTAACGACCTCATGGGCCAGTACATGTTGGCCAGCGACAACCTCGCAGCTGACGGCTTAGTAGCCGGCGCAACTGCGTCAGGCGCAACATGGACAGTCACGGCAAACGACCCCAGCAGCCTCATCAGCGCTATCTATACCGCTGCATATAACATTTTGCTTAACACAAACTTTTTGCCAGACCACATTTTTGTTGCACCTGGCGTATGGCAAGCATTGGGCGCGCAGCTCGATGCAGACAAACGCCCAGTTTTCCCATACGTCGGCGCTGCTGGTTTAATGGGCGTAAACGGCATGGGCGCTGCAAACGTCACTGTGGCAAACACGTTTAACCCATTTGGCTTGAACCTTGTCGCTGACCGCAACTTTGCAGCCGGCACAATGGTTGTAGCTCGCGGCGCTGCTATCGAATTTTATGAAAGCATCAGGGGCCTCCTCACGCGTGATGAGCCTGCAACATTGGGCAAGGTCATGTCGTATCATGGCTATGCAAGCCTGTTTGTTGCTGACGCTCAGCAAGTACAAAAAATTGCACTCGCCTAAATAGAAAGGCGGCGCAGCTGTGGCTGTCTACAAAACACAAGGCAAACAACTGCTGGATAATTACGCAGTTGTGCAAACGCTGGAACCTACAGAAATTGTTGTAGGTCAGCAGGTAACTATTGGCAGCCTTGGCGCGCCATTTAACGGCACGTTTACTGTGCTCGACATCCCGCTGTATGAGTACATCGGCGTTGACGGCGAGTCAGGCGCGCTCATGTTCAATGCGAACGTGCCCAGAGAAAACCAAGTGTTGTTTGCTTGTACTGGCGCCGACGTTCAGTACACCGTCATTTATACCGGCACCGTCACTTACACTCAGAGCTGTACTTGGGTATCAATCGCACAGCTAGAAACCTATTTAGGCATAGACATTGCCGACCCATCAGACGATTACACGCTGCTTACGCAGGCCCGCAACGCCGGCAACGATTTTGCTTATCGTCGCAGGCAGGAGTCAGGCTATGCAGACTCATTAACTACCTCACCTGGGCACGACGTCACTTTGGGTACTCTCATGTATGCGGCGGCTTTGTGGCGTAGTCGAGGCAGTACGCAAGACACCTTTGCGACCTTCGACGGCATGGGCCAAGCAAACGTTAATGCCATGACGCCAGTTATTAAGCAGCTGCTAGGCATTGACCGCCCACAGGTCGCCTGATGGCTTACACAGACCTGTTTAACGAGGCAATCGCTGACGTTACAGCCACACTGCAAGCCGTGACAGGCCTGCGCGTTGTAAACGATGCCACCAAAATAGTGCCTAATTGCGTGTTTCTTGACGCGCCAAGTTTTGAGACTATTGCAGGCGGCGGCAACATTGTGCGCATGACGTTTCCAATTAAAGTCATTGGCACAGGGCCAGCAGGCCTGCCAGTACTACAGAAACTGTTGAGCATTACGGCCAGCGTGCTGGCAAGCCCGATAGTCGTAATGTCTGGCCAGCCAGGTGCAGTCGAAATGGGCGGGGCGACCTACCCGTGTTACAACTTGCAAATGGCTTTACAAGCACAGACAGCATAAAAGTGCTACCCTCTATTCATATCGAAGTGTTACCACGGGAGACAAAATGGCAACTTCAACATATCTAACAAACCCGACAGTGAACCTTGCGCCCACAACTGGCGGCGCAAAAGTTGATTTAACCGACCAATGCCGTAGCGCAACCATTACCCTTGGCGTTGACAGCTTGGAAAGCACCGCGTTTGGCGATACAGGCCATCGTTTCGTGCCTGGCTTGCAGACCGTTGCAGTAGATCTTGAAATGTACCTGTCATACGGCGCTGGAGAAGTCGAGGCAACCCTGTTTGCAAACCTTGGCACCGGCACAACAGAATTGACTATTTCCCCATCTGGAACTACAGAGAGTGCCAGTAATCCAGAGTATGTAATTAGTAATATGCAACTGGTTAACTTTACACCCATAGCAGGCGCTGTGGCAGAGCTCAGTATGGTTACCGCGTCGTTCGTAGGGGGCACCTACGTACGCGATATCACAGCACCATAAACAACCCGACGCAAGGCGGCAGACATGCAAATAACATTAAAACTTGATACGGGTGACGGCCCGCACCAGGTCACAACAAACCTTTGGTGCGCTGTGCAATGGGAACGTAAATACAAGCGCAAAATGTCAGACTTAGCGCAAGGCATCGGCGCGGAGGATTTGGCTTATCTTGCGTGGGAGGCCAGCAAAAAAGAGGGCATCACAGTGCCAGTTGTCTTTGATGACTTCATCAAAAAACTGGTAGCAATGCCCGAAGTTGTTGAGCAGGAAGACTCAAACCCTACTCAGGCGGCTACAGACTAGCTCTTTGTCATCTTCTTTTAGAGACTGGCTTTTGGCCGCCGAACATAGAATTTCTGAGCGCTGACCTGAACACTTGCATTAGTATTATGAACAAAGCAAGGCAGCAACGATGACAGCGACAGTAAACACAGAACTTGTGGGTATCCGAGAGGCTGTGGCTGCGCTGAACAAAATTGAGCCTGGGCTACGCAAACAGTTTGCTGCAGAACTCAATCAGATAGCCGCGCCGGCAATACAGGCCGCCCAGCAGCGCTACTTGACTTTAGGCGTGCCGTTGTCTGGCATGTCTAAACCGTGGTCTAGCAATGGCCGTAAATTGTTCCCATACGACCCTGCAAAGGCGTCTAAGGGCGTCAAAGTCAAATTGGATACGAGACGCAACAACAACGGCGTGATAACCATTCAGCAGACCGACGCAGCCACCGGCATATTTGAGACCGCAGGCCGACGTACCAGCAACACCCTTGCAACCAATTTAGGCAACACGCCACAGCAAGGCCGCACCCGCATTTTTGGGCCAGCCGTTTACAGCCAGATACGCGCGATCACAACAGAAATTGAGCGCGCGGCGTTGCGTGTCGTTAACAAGGTGAATCGAGAGCTGCAATGATTTCTATTCCGATTATTAGCGACTTTGACGGCGCAGGCATAAAAAAGGCTATAGCGCAATTTAAGCAGCTGGAGACCGTAGGGCAGAAAGCCCAATTTGCCATTAAAAAGGCGGCTGTGCCTGCTGCTGCAGCGCTTGGCGCTGTGACTGCCGTTATTGGCGACAGCGTCAGGGCAGCAATAGAAGACGCAGCTGCACAAGAAAGCCTTGCGCGTCAGATTAGGGCTAGTACTGGCGCAACCGATAAACAAGTGCAATCTGTTGAGGATTACATTTCTAGCCTGGCTAAAAGCGCGGCTATTTCCGATGATGAGGCGCGGCCAGCGTTTCAGAAGTTAATCACCGCAACTAAAGACGTTACAAAAGCCACAGAGTTAATGAACCTTGCCACTGACGTAGCCGCGGCAACTGGTAAGCCTTTGGTTGACGTCAGCGACGCTTTGGCCCGTGGGTATGCAGGAAACATGAAAGCGTTAGGCGCGCTTAGCCCAGAGATTAAGGGCATGATTAAAGACGGCGCCAGCCTTGCCGACGTACAAAAAGTGTTAGAGGCAAACTTTGGTGGTGCTGGCGAGGCCGCAGCAAACACAGCTGCAGGCGGCATGAAAAAACTAGGCATTGCGTTTAACGAAACTAAAGAATCAATAGGGCAGGCATTTTTGCCAATCATGGAAAAGGTGCTACCCGTGGTGCAAAAGTTTTCAGACTGGGCAGAAAAAAACCCTGAACTTCTTGCAGCTGTTATTGCCGGCATGGGCATTTTGGCTGTGTCAATTCTTGCTGTAAACGCGGCAATGATGTTAAACCCTGCTGTCGCTATTACTGCTGGCATCATTGCGTTAGGCGCGGCCATTGTTGTTGCGTACAAAAAATTTGAGGGTTTCAGAACGGTTGTGCGCGTCGTCGTAAACGCTATTGCTAGCTACATCGAGAACATGGTTAACGGATTTATCAAAGCAATTAACCTTGTTATTTACGGCATCAACCTTGTAAAGCCAGGCAAAGACATTGGCCCATTAGGAGAAATAAAACTAGGTCGCATTGCTGAACCAATGGAAATCGAGCCAGCCGACCTGGGCAGGAATGGCAGCGCTAACGTTGCAGAACGAAATAACAACGTCAGCATTAACGTTTACGGCGGCGACCCTAACCAAGTTGTTGCAGCTCTCAGGTCGTACATGCGACAAAACGGCAGTGTGCCCATCAAGGTAAGCAACATTTTCTAATGCCATTGCAGCAATACGTCGTGAAGTACTTGAGCGGGTCTACTTATACTGCGCTGACCAACATTGAGGCGATAAACGTAAACATTGGCGTACAGGCGCAACTTGATCAAATTAAGGCGTCAACAGCCACTTGTGTTATCCGCTATTCGACAGGCTACGCAACGCCGATAACGCAACTAAAAAGCGGCACCGATGTAATCATTGAAAACAACACGGTGCCGGCATCAGCCTATACCGTCTGGGAGGGCAAGATAGCCGACGTGTCGGTGCAATACGGAATGCCGTATGTAGGGGGCGTAGGAAACGCAGACTATGCAACTATCACAATGGAGGGTTTCTTTGCAGAACTAGGTCGGATGGATGCCGGCAATTACGCAATGGCAGCTGGAACACTCGACGCCCAAATGAACACGGCCACAACCCAATCTGGCGTGCCGATGGCCTACATTTCGGGAGG